CCCTTGCGTGTGCCCCTCGCGACCCCGCCGCGCGTCGCTTGCGCACTCGCGCATAGCCGCCGCGGGAGGGCGCCCTGGCGCGCGGCCGCGCCCCGCGCGGGCCGTCGGCGGTGGACGCGGCAGCCACGGCAGTGGCCGCACCGGCGCAGCCGGCGGCCGAGGGGGCTGCAGGGGGACGGGCCGCATCCGTCCCCCTGCGAGGGGCGAGCGTTGTGCGCGCTTTCGACGGCCGTAGGGGCTCCATGCGTAGCCCCAGGCTGTCGGAAGGGAGTGCAACGCGAGCCCCGGGGGATGGCCTGTGGGGGTCCAGGGGGAGGCGGCTCCGAGCGCTCCCCCTGCGCGGCTGCCGCGGGATGGAAAAGCCCGCCGGGTCGTGGGCGGGCTTCGAGTGAATAGAACGCTGTTAGTGCTCACCGTAATGGGTCTTACATGAGACGATCTCAATTCCCCTGCCAGTGATTCTGTAGACAAGGCGATTGGCCTTGTCTATCCGACGCGACCAAAGCCCTGAGAACTCACCCCTCAACGGTTCGGGCTTTCCGATCCCTCCTGAAACTCCGTTTCGGTCAATATCTAGAATCAGGGCGTTGATACGCTTGAGGGTCTTTCTATCCTGAGTCTGCCACCAAAGGTAATCATCCCACGCCTCCGGTGACCATATCTTATTCATCGGCATCGATCAGCTCCCCCTCCACGCCGCCGCCCGAGTCGAGCGACGCTATTGAGCGACGCAGATGGTTTAGATTCTCGCTCGAATAGAAGGGGTCGATTGAGACGTCGAAGGGGATCCTCCCTTCCCTGCACACCTTCTTTGCGAAAATGGTGAAAGCGGTTGTGACCGACATTCCGAGCTCCTTACAAACGGACTCAAGGTCGCGCTTGGTGGACTCCTCAATCCTGATACTGATGTTTGTAGTAGCCATATCAGATATCTCCTTCTCAGTCTACGCACTGTATATACAACGCATTGCGTGGTATATACAGTGTATCACTTACTAGAATGGGATATCCTCGTCGTAGAGGTCGACGGCGGGCGGGACTGCCGCCGGTGCCGGCATGGGCGCGGCTACAGGGGCTGCGGCGGGGGCGGCACCGCCCTGACGCTGGCTCATGAACTCGATCTCGTCCACGATGACCTCGAGCTTCGAGCGGCGCTGGCCGTCCTTCTCCCACGAGCTGTAACGCAACTTGCCCTCGATCGCGACCTTGTTGCCCTTGGCGAGGAAGCGGCTCACGGCCTCGGCACGAGTGCCAAACATGGTGCAGTCCACGAAGTTTGGGTAGTCCTCCCACTCGCCGGTCTGCGGGTTGCGGCGGCGGTCGTTCACGGCGACGCCGAAGGAGAGCACCTGCGTGCCTCCTGCGGTGACGCGCAGCTCGGGGTCGCGGGTAAGGTTGCCGGTGATGCTGACGCGGTTGATGCTCATTTCGATAATCCTTTCATCGGATGCTGGCGGCTTAGGTGGGTCGGGACGAGTCGCCGTCCCGACCATTGGGTATGCTATCTAGAACCTAGTGAACCATCGATCGTAGTCCTCCCCCTCCCAGACGATGTAGGAACCCTCTTTGACGACCGGACGGAGTGCGTCTAGGAAAACTTCCTCATCGCCGGTCTTGGAGTGATAGGAAAGGCCGACGATATCCCCTCCATCGTTATAGTCGATTCCGAAACCGAGTTCTTCAAGAACATTTGGGAGGCTGTCGCAAACCTCGTCATAGTTCCAGAGCATCCACGAGAACCACTTGTCCGGACTGTTCGCGCACGACTTGGAGTTCGCGGGCTTAGCCCTCGGTTCGCCGCCGAACTTTCCGCCGCCCTTCAGGTCGTCGCGCCTGTTGAGGTCGCAGACGATCTTGAAGCCTCGATCGAAGTCCTCCTTCCTGATAGTGAAATCTGAGTAGACGATCTGAACGTAGTAGCCCATCTTGGCTCCTCCTATCCGCACGGCGTCGGCACCGCCCCTTGCGTGTGCCCCTCGCGACCCCGCCGCGCGTCGCTTGCGCACTCG